TCTGGTGGTAATGCTGGCGGTTCTTACTACGGCGGTGGTGGTGGCGGTGGTGGAGAAAACGGTACCGGAACAGGCACAACTGGGTTGGGTGGATATTCTATTTATGCTGGCGGTGGCGGTGGCGGTGGTAATGACTCTGGTACGGTTCGTTGTGCAGGCGGGACTTCTCTTTACGGCGGTAAAGGTGGGGATGGCGGCTATAACAATAATGCTGTCCCAGCACAAAACGGCACTGTCCCCGGAGGTGGGGGTGGTGGGTCTGATTTAGGCACAGCAGGCTCTGGTAATGGCGCAGGTGGTAGGGTGCAGATTACTATTTGGTGATTATGGCTACGTACGCAATTATTAATCGCAGCACAAATATCGTTGAAAACATTGGCGAGGATGATCGTTCCGCAGAAGAAATCACACTGGCTGACCCGTATTTTGTGGTGCCAGTAAGAGGAACGCCTTCACTGGTTTGGGTTTATGACGATCAGGCTCAGATGTGGTCGCAAGAGTTAGGCGTTGGGATGGGCGGTATAGGCGACACTTGGGATGGGGAGAAGTTTATTAGACCCGCCCCGGCGCAGTAATATAAAACTTAGTAAAGGTACATATCATGGCAAGTACATACAGCAGCCTAAAGATTGAGCTGATTGGTACAGGCGACCAGTCTGGCACATGGGGCAATACAACCAACAATAACTTTCAGTACGCTATTGAAGAGGCGATTACTGGTTCTGCTGATGTCACGTTTGCCAGTGCAGATGTCACGCTCACCCTGACTGATTCCAACTTAGCGCAGACTGCTCGTAATCTGCGGCTTAACCTGACCGGCACTTCTGGCGCAGCGCGGATTCTTACTGTGCCAGCTATCGAGAAGCAGTACATCATCAACAACGGGTTGGCGCATCAAGTCACGGTGCAAAACTCAAGCGGCACAGGCGTAGTTATCCCAGCAGGCAAATCAGCTGTTATTTATAACAACGGCACAAATGTCTTGCCAGTTAGTACGGCAATCCCTGTAAGCAGCACGGTGACGTTCTCTTTACCAACTGCGTATGGAACAGATGGGAAGCCGGTTATTACCGATGCTTCTGGCAACCTGTCATTTCCAGCAAATGGCGCGTTTGTTATCACTGGCGAGCGCGAGCGGGCGGTTGATCTTGGTGCAGGCAATACAGCACCGATTGATCTTAACCTTGGCAACTACTTCTACAAGACCGTCACGGCTAATACAACGATCAGCCTGTCAAACGTACCGGCTAACTTGGTTGCGCAATCTTTTGTGCTTGAGCTAACGAACGGCGCTTCATTTGCTGTTACTTACTTCTCTAACCTTACTTTCCCAAGTGGTGTGCCGCCAACATTAACAAGTGGTCGAGATGTGCTTGGGTTCTTTACCCGCGATGGTGGCACGACATGGAGCGGGTTTACCGTTGGCCTGAACATGCAGGGGCCGTAATATGAGTGCTAAAGACATCATCATTGCCGCTGCTGGCGGCGGGCAAACAACTACTGCAATCCAGTATGTCGGTGGCAAGACAGTCACGATTACGCCATCAACCGCAAGCAATACAACAATATCGCTGACAGACTTAACTGGAAGCCCAGACCCTACGCTTTTATCGGGGGATGTTGTTTTTGTTTCTTATGCTATTGGTGGTGGTGGCACCTCAACCCCCAATGTAAATTCTAGTGGTTATACAACACTTGCTTCATTATTTGGCAGTGATTCTTATGATACTAATTTATATTCTGGATATAAGGTTATGGGCGCAACGCCCGATACGTCTGTTACGGTAACCTCTACTACTTCTACTTCAGACGGGGGGGTCGTCGCTATACAAGCGTTTAGATATGTAGATGAAACATTTCCTATACAACAGCCAGCCAATACAGCATCATTTTCAGCAACAGTCAGACCAACCCCACCCACAATTACCCCATGGGACAATGATTCTGTCGCAGTCATCATTGGAGCAGGCGCGCACAATAGAGGAAATGTTGCTTACACAACTACTGGGCTAACAAGTTTTATATCATCAGGAAGCACGGATACATCTAATGATGCTTCTATTGGCGCTGGATTTAGAGTAATCCAAAGCGGGAGTTACTCGCCTAATCGATTTAACTTTCCACAAGCAGATGCTGTGAGTTTTTCTTCCGCTGCTTTAAGTGTAGCTTTGAAGCCAAAGCCAGACACAATTGTTCCTTCATTTGTTTCTTATCGTACGGGACAGCTTAGAGGGACAGGGCTGCTTACTATTACTGCGCCAACAGGGATACAAGAAAATGATTTTATATTGCTGATTATATGTGCTGACGGAAATAACAAAACTTTTAGCACAATACCAAGCGGTTTTACCTTATTAAATACATTTACTGGAACGACTGGCGGGGCTGGAATCACTACACTAATTTACAGAAAAATTGCAACGGCTAGTGAACCAGCATCTTATTCGGTTGCCATGTCTTCTGGAACTACAGACTATTACACTTGTACTATTTCGGTATTTAGAAACGCTAATACTATCGAGTTTGGACCACCTCGCATTGTTGATGCAAATTCTCATACAGCTCTTAGTATGACACCAACTTATGGTGGGTTAAATTTGGCTATTTTTACAACTATAGCTAGTTTAAGCTATACCGCTGTTTTTTCTGGGATGACCCACAACGGCGTTGTCGAGAAATTTCCTTACTCAATCGGCGAACTCCGGAAAGATCATTCGAACAAGTCGTTGCCACGTAACATCCCTGATGAGTGGTTGCCTAACCTTGGCATGGTGCCGGTACATAACACGCAGTTTCCTAGCGTTGACCACACCAAGAACGTAGCCGAAGGCACACCGGTATTTAACGATGCCGCCCAAAGATGGGAGCGCGTGTGGAATGTGACTAACGCTACAGCAGAAGAAGTTGCCGAGCGCGTTGCAAGACAGGCAAATGAAATCAGAGCCGAGCGTAATCAGAAGCTTGCTAATAGCGACTGGACTCAGCTGCCAGACTCAGCTACTCGGTGCGACCAAGCGGCATGGGCGACTTACCGCCAACAACTTGCAGACATCACTCAGCAAGAAGGTTTTCCGTGGAATGTAACTTGGCCTGAGCAACCAGCATAAGGTGAACCAAAATTGATCCACTGACACTTTTAGCTGCGGCGAACGCAGCGGTAGCAGCGGTTAAAAAAGGGTGTGAGCTTTACAAGGAAATAAAGGGCGCGGCTGGGGAGGTTAAAGAAGTACTAGATGATCTGAAAGAGCAGTACAACAAGATCGTCGATCCGACCCCGGTGCAAAAGCAGCAGTACCACGCGGAAGTCCAGCGTGTGCAGGAGATAGCGAAAGCCGACCCGAACGACGTTTACACCAATATTGGTGATCAGTTGGGCGTGTTGATGGACAGCTATGACGCGTTGAGTAAGGCGTTGCTGGCAGAGCAGGTAGCAGGCAGCAAGGTTTACAAGGGCGAGGAAAGTATTGGTAGGCGGGCGTTACGGCGCATCATCATAACCACAAGGCTAGATGCGATGCTGACTGAGATACGAGAGACGATGGTGTACCGAGCGCCGCCTGAATTGGGGTCGCTGTGGAGCAAGTTTGAAGAGATGTGGCAGACCATCGTCGCCGAACAGGAACAAGCCCATGCCGAGGAACTTAAACTGATACAGATCGCAAGATGGCGACGCAGAAAAAGAATAGCGGAAATCAAGGCAAAACGATCCTAGCGTTTATGTACTACGACATGTACTACGCGACACAGGCAGCGGTGCACGAGGTTAGGAAGATGCGGGAACTGCGGAAAGAGATTTTGATTGAACGGATGTACGACAAATAAGGAGCAATTATGCTGACTCTAATCTCTACACTTGGCGGGTACATCGTAGCCCTGTTCCCAAGGCTCTTCGACATGCTGCAAGACCGTGCGGACAAGAAGCACGAGTTGGACATTCTGCACATGCAGATGCAGCAGCAACTCCGGCTGACTGACAAGGGCTATTCCCCGGCTGATAAGACGGAAGAAGTCCGCGAGAACGACGAGCAGGATCACCAGCAGTACATGGCTCAGATGGGCATGATCTATGGCAATCAAGAAAAGCTATTAGAAACTGCTTCTCAATGGGTTAAAGATATGACGGCGGCTACGCGCCCCTTCGTGACTTTCATCTTTGTACTGGAGTTGGTGCTGATTAACCTGTTGACGATGCTGTGGATTTTCTTCCACGGCGACAAGATTACGTCGGCAGGTGAGTTTATTCAGATCATGGAGATTGTGTTTGACGCTGATGAGATGGCGCTCTTGGGCACCATCATCGCTATGTGGTTCGGTTCCCGTGGCAACTCAAAGGCTGGCAAGTGATCTATCTGGTCTACGCTAGGATGATCGCCACTGTCATTTTGTGCGCTTATTTCGTAAGTAATTTGCCATGAAAATACCACTTGCCACAATTGCAATGATCAAGCACCACGAGGGTGTGAGATACAAGCCGTATAAGTGCCCGGCGAAGCTATGGACTATCGGGGTGGGGCATGTGCTTTACCCTGAACAGGGCAAGATGCCGATTGATCAACGCGACAAGTTCGCCTTAAAAGTAGAGGACTTCCGTGTATTTAGCAAAGACGAAGTGGATTCAATCCTTGAGAAAGACCTACAGCGTTTTGTCGCTGGTGTTCTTCGCTATTGCCCTGACCATCTTAACGAAAATCGCTTGGGGGCGTTGGTTTCATTTGCATTCAATGTTGGGCTAGGCACTCTCCAGAGATCGACTCTGCGGCAGAAGCATAACCGTGGCGATTTCGAGGGGGTCAAGCAGGAGTTTCTGAAGTTTACGAAGGCTGGCGGCAAGGTTTTGCCGGGTCTGGTGAAGCGCCGGAATGACGAAATTGCCCTCTATTTCTCGGAGCCGAAATGAATCCTTGGCTAATACTCGGTGCAGTGCTGGCTGTTGGCGCGGCTGCTGCTGGGGGGTATTATCAAGGTAATCAGGCGGGGCAGGCTGAAATTCAGCAGCAGTGGGACAACGAGAAGGTTGCTCAGTACGCCCAGTATGCCAAAGCGATGGAAGAGTCTGTGGAAGCGCAGCAGCAGCTCCAGATGGGTGCGGACAAATTAAGACAGGAGAAGGATCGTGAGATTCGGGATATTACTGCTAGGAATACCGCTCTTGCTAACAGCTTGCGCGACCGCCAAAGTCGCCCCGCCCCCAATACAAGTGCCATGCCCAGTACCGCCAGCGTTGGACCAAGTGCCTGTACCGGAAAAGACCTTTACCGAGAGGATAGCGAATTTCTTGTCAGGATCGCTAGAGAAGCAGACGAACTCCGCGCAGCCCTCAAGCAGTGCTACAAACAATACGAATCGGTGAGATGAAATGCCACTACAGCAACTTCAGTTTCGTCCGGGGATAAACAGAGAAGGCACTACGCTTGCCAACGAAGGTGGTTGGTTTGAGTGCAATAAGGTACGCTTTCGCTCTGGCTACCCTGAAAAGATTGGCGGGTGGACACCGCTTACAAACCAGACGTTTATTGGCATTTGCCGGTCTATCTGGAACTGGGTGACATTGAAGGGCAATAACCTTCTTGGTCTTGGCACGAACGAAAAGTTCTATATTGAAAACGGTAGTGTCTACTATGACATCACACCTTATCGGCTTTTTACCAACTCTGGCTCAGTAACAAACCCATATCGGGTCACTGCTAACAGTAATGTTGTGACGGTTGTTATTACCAACCACAGCGTTATCGCTGGTGACATGGTGACGTTTGCTAACTCCAGCACGGTTAGCACTATTGATGGAAGTTTTTTTGATGGGACTTTCTACGTTGGTTCGGTAGTCAATGCTAACGCGTTCACTATTACGATTGACACAACTACCACTGCTTCTGGCACGTTGGGTACAAACCCAATTACGACGCTAACGAACTCTTCTAATGTTACCGTAACTGCCGTTGCTCACGGCATGATTGCCAACAACTCGGTGTCGCTTGCGAACGTAACTGGCAACTCTGGCACTCTAGGAACTAACCCGTTTGCATCTACCAGCGGTTCTAGGATTGTTACTGTTACGTCAATAGCGCACGGTCTTAGTAATACGTTTACGGTTACCTTTACTGGAGCCCTTACGTTTGGTGGTATCCCGGCTGTTGACCTTAACACCACACATGCAATTTCAAACGTAACAGCCAATACGTATACGATCATAACCGGCAACGCTGCCACTTCTACTACAACAGGCGGCGGCGCTAACGTAGCATTTACGTATCCGTATATTGGTGGGGTGCCGATTTCGCAGCTGAACACCATCCATACCATTCAGTCTATTACTAACGCGAATGCGTATGTAATTACGGTTGCTGCTACGGCAACAGCTAACGTATCTGGTGGTGGCTCAAACGTATCGTTTGTTTATTCAAACATCGCTGGTGGCGGCAACGTAACCTACAATCTCTACGAGTTTCAGCAGCGGCTAATTAATCCGTTTTCTACTACCAGCGGCAGCAGCACGGTTACTGTGACTGACGTAGATCACGGTGCGAGCGATGGCTCTTATGTAACCTTTGCTGACGCAACACCGGTTGCGGGGTTGACTATCAATGGCGAGTACAAGATTACTTACATTGATTCAAATACCTACACGATCAACGCCGGAAGTAATGCAAACGCTACTACAACAGGTGGTGGGACGGTTATCGCTGAGTACCAGATCAACATCGGTCTGCCTATCTATACGGCAACTGTTGGTTGGGGGTCTGGCACATGGGGCGGCTTTAGCTTTAACGCTACGGTTGACTACCTGAATGGTGGTATTGATGCTGTTGTAACCACGATCACGGTTGACGATACTGCTGGGTTCCCAACGACTGGGCTTATCTTAATTGACAACGAACTAGTTACTTATACCGGACTAACAGATACTACGTTTACCGGATGCACTCGCGGGGCCGAGGGCACTATAGCCGCATCTCATAGTGACAACGCTGTTGTCTATGCTGCCAACGACTTCAACGGTTGGGGTGAAGATGCGTCTAACGCGCAAGGTGCGCAGCTACGGCTGTGGAGCCAAGCTACCTACGGCGAGTACCTGATGTTTAACCCACGTAACGAAGGCATTTATATGTGGGTGCCGCAGTACAACGCATCTAACCAGCTGATCGTAGGTGGGACGTACGGTGAGATTTTGTCTCCGTACAACACAGGTATCTACCAAACCGAGAACACTTGCCCAGTGGTATCGACGCTGATCATGGTGTCTGATACATCGCGGTTCTTGATTTCCTTCGGCTGCAACGATTATGGGTCTACAGTACAAAGCCCGATGCTGGTGCGCTGGTCTGATCAAGAAGACTACCGAGTATGGACTCCGGCAGTTACCAACCAAGCAGGTAGCTTCCAGCTAAGTAGCGGCTCCTATATCGTTACAGCGGTGCAGACTAGACAAGAGATTCTGGTCTTCACTGATGCTGGTGTATGGTCGATGAAGTATCTTGGCCCACCATACGTATGGGGCTTTGACATCATGTCCCACAACATTTCGATTGCTGGGCCGAATGTAGTGGCAGCTGCCAACAATATTGTGTACTGGATGGGCGTAGATAAGTTCTATGTCTACACCGGTCGCGTGGAGACTTTGCCTTCCTCGCTGCGTCAGTATGTGTTCGACGACATCAACATGGAGCAGAGCTTCCAGTTTTTTGCTGGAACCAATGAAGGCTATAGCGAGGTTTGGTGGTTCTATTGCTCTTCTAACAGCACAGTC